CCGCAATCGTGCTTATCGGTGGATCAATCCAGACTTTATTGAGTTTTATCGTACTGAAGCAAAGCAACGAAATATTTCGTTCACTGATTTCGGATCTACTTCATCAACTGAAGAGGCCTGGGAAGGGGTCAATTATACCACACTTGAGGTCCCTGATGATTTTCTAGAGAAAGCATCAGCCATTGTTAATGGAGAAGACTACAGTACCAATGTTAGTGTACCGATTGAACTCCCAGATGACGAACTTTTTATGTTAATGAAGATCGCCCATGAGCGAGACATTACATTCAACCAATTAGTTGAACAAGCATTAGTTGTAGCAATTGAAAGATATGAGCGAGATGATTCTTTTTAAGTTTGAAATTAAAAACCCTTTTGTAAAGTACAATGATTTTAAAAATATCTTTGCTTTCTCGGGCAATATTATCAAGAACAAGGCTTGGGAAGTAGAAGCATATCGTTTTGGAAGCCTGTTGTTTAAAGTAGCAATTGAACTAGAATGGACAGGGTCCGATCACGCTGGACCGAAAATTGAAATTGCATTATTTGGGTATGTACTTTGTGCTCAAATATATGACATTCGTCATTGGGATTATACCCATAATTGTTGGAAAACCTACTAGGAGATATAAATGCGTATAGGATTATCGTTCAGCCGTTGTGTCCTTGATATTGTTGAAGGACGAGTAGACATTGATGATGTCCTTGTCGTTATCGGTCGGACTGATTTTGATCCGCATGATGATATACACTGGACTACAATTTGGCTGGGATATGGTGGCGGTGGATACGAAGTTGACACTTCAAATGCNGGNCTNCGTATGGCATTTAGTGGTTCTAATCCTGAATGGGCTGGCTATACAGATAAGGATGAAGCTAAGTTCCGAACTGTTGCAATGCAATTGTGGGATGACGGCAAGTTCCATCAACCTCGCAAGTTTGGGGCATATCCTCAACGACGGCCTGAATTTTGGCTAGAGACTTGCTTGCCGGATAGTGAGCTAGAACGAAATCCTTCTGCTAAGAAAGCATGGGAACAATTTCAGATCATTTCTGGTCTAGCTGGCATTCATCTTGATAAGACATATAAGTAAACTATGTAACTGATCACAAATACTCGGCTCAGTCCGAGTATTTTTTTTGGTACAACCAAACATGAAACTAAAAATATTAGCATTTGTTGAAGACTACTTGGAGTGCATGTCTGGGAAAGTAAACTGGAAAGTATACCTATCCAGCACTCCACTTGTCAGGTTGGCAAGGTATGATACCAATATATTAAATAGTCTAGCTAACCAAACAATGCAAGGTACAGCATTGACGGACCGTCAGGCTGAATTGGCAATGACGATGCTATCAAAATACCATCGCCAATTACTTAAACTTGGTATTGATACTGCTCATCATATCACTAATCCGGTATATAGATTACCTTTAAGGGTAGTGAATAGAAATAAAACAGTTGAAATTATAAACAATAGTATCATTGTAAAATTTCCTTTTTCTCCGTCGGTTGTTGATCAAATTTCTACCTATTCAAAAAATAGTCCTGGTAAAGTGGAGTTCAACAAAACATCCAGGCAGTGGGAAATAGCAATAACAGAACCTAATCTGTATTGGGTAGAAGATTTTGCCAATGAACTTTCATTTGAAATTAGTGATGATTTCAATTCCTTGATGGAAGAAATTACTAAATGTGACGATGCAGATTATGCGATTAGGTTACAACATAAAAATGGTTCATTAAGTATAGACAATGCTACTGCAAGTTTAGTTGAATATATAAACACATCATTGGGTGGATTTGAACTTGATAATCTATTAACACTAGTAGATCATGCCGCAGTGCTTGGATATACAACAGAGCAATCACTAATCAATACAGTATCTAGCAATATTAAAATTGTTGATGACTTACTTCTTGGACGGGAACTTAATATTACTACAGTGACAGGAGATGAACTACTAGATGTTTTTAAGTATGCTGAATTAGTAAATAGATGGCCGGTGTATGTATTTGATGCTATTCCAGGATCAGGAACATTAGAAAAATTAAATACTCTGTTTTCACCAGAGCAAGTCAAGATTGTATCAAGTAAAGAAACCTTTCAACCGGTACCACCTGATATCAAGTGTGTATATCTTACCCAATGGAATTTGCAATGGGAAATTAAAATTCCCTTATTGATAGCTACCAGTACAATGATGTGGGGTGCTAAGAAACGGCACATAGTTCAATGTGCTACCAAGGTTGTATATTATTCAAAAATAGTGTATAATCAAGACTAACAGAAATTTAAACAATATGCCAACTTGTGTTTTAGAAATTGCGGACGAAACTAATGTAAAGATCAAGGGTCTTGATTTAGATACCCGGAAGAAATTAGTTGCTAAGTTTAAATTTGATGTACCTGGTGCCCGATATCTTCCTGCAGTTCGGCTAGGCCGTTGGGATGGAAAAGTTTCCTTTGTTCAACTAAGCGGATCAACTTATATCAATCTATTGCCTCAGATTCTGCCAATGCTTGAAGCAGCAGGATATGATATTGAAATTGAAGATACTAGAGACTATGTTACTCAATTTGAGTTTGATTCAATCACTGAGGATTCCTTTGCTCATATAAATTGGCCTGCAAAACATGCAGCAGAAGGTAAACCAATTGTATTACGAGATTATCAAGTAGCAGCAGTTAATCAATTTTTGTCTACTCCACAATGTATCAATGTCTTAGCAACTGGATCAGGGAAAACTTTAATTACGGCAGCAATGAGTTACAGTGTTCAGAAACATGGTCGGTCAATTATCATTGTCCCAAACAAAACACTAGTAGTTCAAACTGAATCTGATTATCGCAATCTTGGATTAGATGTAGGTGTATACTTTGGTGATAGAAAAGAGATTGGCCGAACTCATACTATTTGTACCTGGCAAAGTTTGAATGTAATTTTAAAGAATACCAAGAGTGGTGAAGGTGATACCATAAGCATTGGTGAATTTATTGAAGATGTAGTGTGTGTTATTGTTGACGAAGCCCATTCATGTAAAGCCTCAGCATTACAAACTTTATTGACTGGTGCTATGGCAAAGATTCCATTACGATGGGGTCTTACTGGAACTATTCCTAAAGAACAACATGCTGCATTAACATTGACTTGTACATTAGGACCAGTTGTTGGATATTTAGGTGCAAGTCAATTACAAGACATTGGTGTATTGGCGAATTGTAAAATTAACATTTGTCAATTAGTAGATCATGTTGAATTCAGGGATTATCCAAGTGAGCTTAAATACCTATTAACCAATGAAGACCGATTAAAGCACATTGCCAGTATGATTAACCAGATCAAAGATACTGGTAATACATTGGTGTTAATGGATCGTGTTGAGCCTGGAAAGATATTAGCTGAACTTATTCCTGATAGTGTGTTTATTAGTGGTGCTACGAAGTTAACCGACCGACGATCTGAATTTGATGAGATTGCAGACAATGATAACAGGGTATTGATTGCAACATATGGAATTGCAGCAGTAGGTATTAATATTGTGCGTATTCACAATCTTATACTTATTGAACCTGGAAAGAGTTTTGTCCGAGTTATACAAAGTATTGGACGAGGGTTACGAGTTGGACATGATAAAAATCATGTAGAGATTTATGATATTACCAGTACCTGCAAGTTTGCCAAACGGCATCTTACCAAGCGTAAAGAGTTTTACAAAGAAGCAAATTATGAATTTAATGTTCAGAAAATAAATTACATAAAATAACAAAAGGAAAATTGTGCGGATATTAAATTTAGAAACAAACAAAGCGTATGACATGACAGATATACCAGACGAAATTGATGATATTCGTTTTTGTGTATTAGACAATTCTGACCCAAAGAACCCAGATTATTTTTATATCCCTCTTATTTTCTTGGAAAGTTTTAACAGTCCTGCATTAGTATTAAAGATTGGCAATTGGACATTGAAGATGCCGGTTGATTGGCAGATTTTGATTGGTGAACCGGATGCTGGAGATTTAGAAGTAGTTCCTTTAACCAGTATTAATGACCGAGGGTTTAGTGCATTTTGTTTTAATCCTATTAGTAGTTTCAGGCCTGAATTTGCCCCATTGGAGATAGTTGACATATATCAAGATGTAAAGTGGTATTTTCCAAAATTAAAGCCTGGACAAATGCTTGCAGTTCCTGTAGAATCTGGAACAGACAAACCATTATGTGTATTTTTTGTAAAGGAAATAAGCCGAGTAAGTGAAGTAGTGGACTTCAGCAAAGCCTGGTAAAATATATGAGCGATAAGTTAACGATACGAAGTGAAATGCGGGCCTTTGATATGAAAGACCGTGAATTTTATGATAGTCTTAGTGATGAAGAACGCAAGAAGTTTAGTACTTTTCTTATGCTCAAATATGGTGGAAATGTTGAGGGTAGTTATGATCTTCAAGCCTGGTATTTGAGGGCACATAATGAACGAGTCAACATGAACTTTTTTGATATTGGGAAGCAGCCTAAACTACAATGGTTGACATGTACTACTGTTAGTCCTGAACTAGGCCCACAGAATCATTATTGGCTTAATGTAGTAAAGAAGAAAGAAGGTCTTAGTAAAGTACATAACTTTTTATCTAAGCTGTATCCGGCGATGAAGAAGTCTGATATTGAATTGATGGCGAAATTGAATACTTTAGCAGACCTCAAAGAAATGGCGAAACAACTTGGATGGGATGCTAAACAAATAAAAGCGGAACTATGATCAACCAAATTATTGCGGAGTGGCAAAAGAGTACTATGACGAAAGCTGAACAAGCATATACCTGCCGACACTGCAATAAATCTTTCACTAAAGAAACTACCTTAATTTCACATATGTGTGAGAAAAAGCGTAGGGCTCAACAAGAGAAAGAAATTGGTGTTCAATGGGGAATGCAAGCCTATATGAAATTCTATGAAGTTACACAAGGGTCTACTAAAAGTAAAACATATCAAGACTTTGCCAGTAGTTCATATTATATTGCGTTTGTTAAATATGGGAGACATTGTGTTGATATTAAATGTACCAATTTCATATCATACACAACCTGGTTATTAAAGAACAATAAAAAACTAGACCAATGGTGTCATGACAAGTTTTATGAAGAATGGCTAAGAGATTATGCCAAAAAAGAATCAGTGCAAGATGCACTAGAACGAGCCTTAAAGGAAATGAATGAATATGCTGAATTACACCCCGAACTTAAAAATGGTTATGTTGATTATTTTAGGTATGCTGGTATTAATGGGATATGCCATCGCATATCAACTGGTAGAATTAGTTCTTGGATTGTGTATAACTGTGAATCGGGAATTGAGTTTCTTAGTAAACTTAATCAAGAACAAATTGCGATAATAATGCCGTGGATTGATCCTGATCATTGGCATAAACGATTCAAAGATAATCCGCAAGATGTTGAATGGGCTAAATCAATATTGAGGGCGGCAGGACTATGAATTTCAATAGTGATGTAGACATTGATTTTCCTGACCGCCAACAAGTTTTAAATGTAATAAAACATATTGGTGCTAGTATCATTAAAGATGGTAATAAAACATCCCACAATACAGGAATATATGTTACTGAAATTCCTCATGACCCAATTAACAATAGAGCTACAATAGATTANCATGATGCNGAGGAGCGTGGNTANATTAAGTTAGATTTTCTTAATGTTGGATTATATTCTCAAGTTAGAGATGAGAAGCATTTAACTGAATTAATGGAACAAGAACCTCCTTGGCATAGATTATATGAGAAAGAGTTTTGTGCTAGATTGAGTCATATTGGCAATCATTATGATATTCTATTACGAATGCCTGAAGCAGTTAATACTATTGCTAGATTGGCGATGTTTTTAGCAGTTATTAGGCCTGCGAAGAGGCATTTAATAGGATTGCAGTGGAATGAAGTAGCGAAGACAGTATGGGAGAAGACAGATGAGAGTTATTCATTCAAAATGTCTCATAGTATTTCGTATTCACATTTGGTAGCAGTACATATGAATCTTATTAATGAAGAGGTTAATCAACTTTTCTAACTAGTATTATTGATCTTCGTTTTGATCTACGGGACGCCAATTCTTTTAAAGAAGTTTGGGGTCCCATTTTTATTTCTACATCTCTACTATTCATTGATTTAACNCTGAATTTAAATTCGGCCCAATCTTGTTTAAGAAACAAATTGATTGGTATAGTGCGTTGACATTCCCACCACCATTGTTCACCTAATTCCAAGAATCTAGTTTTTTGGTCTGAATCTTTCAATGTACCAAAGTCATATATAGTTGTTATCTGTTCGTCTGCATTTTGTATAATGCCAATGTAATCATTACCACCGTAGGTGATGTAAGTAATAAATGGGTATTTAGTTAACAACTGTTTGATTTCTTCCACGCGATTTTATAAATATGTTATAAGAGACCCAATATGCAGGCCATTCAAACATATTTATACAGTAATAAAATAGTGGTTCAGATTCTGGACACGACTATATTTAAAGTAAGGAACAGACAAGTGTACAGCAGACCCATTAAAATTTATCAAGGTATAGATAATCCTATACAAGTGGTAATTAAAAATCAAGATCAAAAAGCCGTGAATTTTACTGGTTACATCATGCAAGCCGACATACAAGATCCGGTTAATAAAGTAACTGCAGAAAGTATTGCAGTAATTATGTCAAATATTGCACTAGGTCAAGGATCATTCATCATAAGTGGTGATATTGCTAATAATTTAGAACAACGATTTTATAAACTAACATTTAAAACAATACGAGTAATTGATAATGCAGAATCTCCAGCGTATGTTGATGATAATTATGGTGTACCACTTGATTTAGAAGTATTGCCCGCGTATTATGCAACCACCAGTGGGACACCTGGTGTAATTGAAACTGTATTAGATGGAGGAACCATATTATGACAATTGAAACAACACATATTTTATTAAAACGCGGCAATACCGCACAGAGTTTAACATATACCGGGCCATCAGGTGAAGTTACTGTTGATACAGATTTGGACAGTTTACGAGTTCATGACGGTGTAACACCTGGTGGTACTTTACTTTCTGGTGATGCAATTAACGGTAATCGTCTAGTTAACGGGGTACGTACACTTACATTAGAAGCTACTGGTAATATTACTGCTCCTGCATTTACTATCCCCAACTCGGTTGGTACTAACGGTCAAGTGTTAAAATGGCCCAGTAGTGGATCAACCCTAGTTTGGGGTGCTGATAGCAGTACCACTAATCAACTGGTCAACGGTGCTCACACAGTTAG